AGACAACGGTCTAGGCACAGTTGAAGCTCTAATTTAATTAGAGTGTTGCACGATCAATTCTACGAATTGCTCTGTGTCTAAAGAATGAGGTATAGAAGTTGCCTGTTTGCACAGGACTGTAAATACCACCAGCAGCTTCCCAAGCCCACTGATACCATACGGTACCTATTTTTCTTGTACTCGATGACCACATACCTGTGGTTATAGAATTATCTCCACCATTATTTGGCGCATTAAGTGCTTGAGCACCACCAGTTTGGAATAACGGTGCAGTTGTTGTACTTGGATGTAAATTATTAACAATAAGGTTTAACTCGTTTAAACTTGGTATGTACCAGCCGCTGAAACCGTTAATTCTAAAAATACTAGTAGGATGTGTTAATTCCCAATAAGTTGAATTTTTATTTACTGATAAACTCCAATTAGTTGACCCGCCAAAGAAACTAGGATTACCAAAGTACTTGCTAGCGTTTAATCCGTCACTGTCACTAGTATAAATGTCACCTTTTGTGCCGCCGCCGAGACCGTTTGATCTTTTTGCATATTGACCCGTACTGGTTCCTATTTGCGAAGTACCATTGATTGGTGCAATAATTAGTGCAAATGTTGTTGCGCCTAGTACATAATTACCGGCAAAGTATCCCCCGCCGTAGGGTTCACCTATTACTGTTAATGGAGCCGCTGCGGGTGCAGCTACGGCAGCGCCTGAACCAGCATATCTACCGCCAACTAATCTAGTACCTGATATTATCATACAGTTATTTATCGCATTAGATAAATAGTTTTAACGGATAGACTAAAACGTAAGTTTTAGACATTGTGCGAAGGCACATGACTCACCGGGGACATTGATGGCTATTTTTGGTAACTTTAAGGGTACCACACAACCGAGTTTTACTATCGGAAAACGTGGACCTGCTATATTTGGAACTCCTCCTGACGGTCTGTCAGGTGAACCTACGGGCGTCCAGGGCGATTTCTGGTTTGACCCTGCTAACTATCAAGTAAAAGTTTATTCTAGCGTTTCGGCAAATGTTTCTTGGCGCAGCATTGGCGCACATCTTAGCGACCTTAATGTTGATAACGGTACACTTTTTGTTGATACAGCTAACGATACCGTAAGTGTTGGCTCTACTAGTTCTAACGAAAAGCTATTCGTTAACGGTAGTTTACGTTTAGGTACTAACCCATCCATCAAATACTCCGGCGCATATTTAGATCTCAAACATGCTAACGGTACAGGCACAGTAGTTCGTGTTAGAGATAATACCGGTAATACAGATCCAGTATTTAAAGTTTATGGATCAAATAATACCAGCGAAGTTTTTAAAGTACAAGGCAGTAATGTTACAATTAATGATGCTTATACTTTACCTGTTTCTGACGGCGCCTCCGGATACGCTATTGTAACTGATGGTAGCGGTAATTTAAGTTTTGCTGCACTTGGAGATCCTGTCACTGACTACGGCTTTGTAACAGGTGCTGCAAACACTTCTAGTAATTATGGATTACTTACAACTGATGCCAGATCGCCAACATCTCATAGCAGTTATACTGTTGCTGAAGCAGGTAATATAACAGGCTCTACTCCAGGAGATATGATTTTCGTTAGTAACGAATCCGGAGGAGCAACTATGGCGTTTTATGACGGAACCAATTGGCGTAGAATTCAAGACAGAGCAATAATTAGTTAATACACAGAGGACACACATGGCTAGACCAAAGAAAGCAACTTCAAAAGCAAGCAACGAAGCTACCGCAGTTTCTGAAACATTAGTGTTACAGGAAATTTCTCCTGTGCAAGCAGAAAAAAAATCGCCCAGCGTTGATGTTGATATTAATAAACTTATTAATAATATTACTGAATCAGTAACAGCAAAATTACAAGCTGAGTTTGATGCTAAAGTAGACCTGGCTGTGGAAAAACTAAGTAAATCTTCAGAAAGTCGTAGAGATCGTATAGTTCTCACTGGCGAAAAACAATATTTTGTTGAAGCATCATCAGACGGTTTGCAATTCAATAAAGATACTGAAACTGTTTTGTTAATTGGAAAAAACGGCCAGTTAGCTACAGGCACAAAAGCACCCAAAACTGTTGGCAAAGGATCAGCACACTTTAAATCTGGTGCCTCAAGTGAAGCAGTAATTCCTTCTAGCGGCACAGGATCAACTCGCGGTATTATTGTTGAAGGTGATGGTGACGATGATAAAACTTTTGTATTCCGTGCAGTAAGCAGAATGAATCGTCAAGGGTTCAATGTTTTTAGTGACGGTAGTGCGGCATTGGGTAGTATGCAAAGAATTAATAATTCTACATTCAGCGTCTATCATAGACATCCAGTCAATGATGCAGTTACAATTAAGGTTCCAAGTTTACAATTTGAGGATTCTGCAATCAGTGTTGATGTTGATGCAGTACCTAGCCATATATGGTCAGCGTTAACCGTTAAATCAAACAAAGAACATACTTTTAAAGTTGACGGTAATGGTAACACTTATGCCTCAGGTAGATTTAATTCAAATTCTAGAGGCTATGCAGAAATGTTTGAATGGGCCGACAATAATCATCGAAAAGAAGATCGTGTTGGATTTACTGTAGCATTTGATAGCACAGGAAAAATTATCAGTGCAGATGAAGGTGATAATGTTGTTGGCGTAGTGGTACAAGATGCTGCGTTTGTGGGTAATACAGCATGGAACCACTGGCACGCAAAGACATCAAAAGATTTATTGGGTAATATAAACAAAAGTGAATTTAATGTCGTAGAATGGTTAGAGATGGAAACATCTATTCTAAAAAGTTTTGATAAAACTACACTATCAAGTAGTTTCATTATGCCAGAAAATTCTGCCGAGATACAGAGCGACAGTTCTGGTAATAGTTTTGCTAAAAATAAAAATAGTGCAGGGTACGATGCAAATAAAGAATACAAACCTAGATCGCAACGAAACAGCTGGGCTGTTGTTTGTGTGTTAGGTGTTGCACCGGTTTACAAAGGACAACAAACTGGTAAAAGTTGGGTAAAGATAAAAAGTTTAAGTGACGAATTAGATCTATGGTTGATTCGTTAAAAATGATAAATATAAACATAATAATTTAGGGGTTTTTGAGATGGCAACAGCAATTCAGAGACGTGGTGGTACTACAGCAGAGCACGCTAACTTTACAGGTTTAGCTCGCGAAATTACGATCGATACTGATAAAAATACAGTAGTAGTTCACGATGGTACAACAGCAGGCGGTCACCCACTTGCAACTTCAGCAGAGCTTGCTGCTATTTCTGGTACAGTTGGGAACATTGTAGCAGATATTACTGGCGTTATTGCAGGCAATGGTTTAACAGGCGGCGCTGATAGTGGCAACGCTAACTTAAACGTTGGCGCTGGTTATGGTATCACTGTTTCTAGTGACGCTGTCTCTATTAGTAATGCTGATGTCAGAGCATTGTTTAGTGTTAGTGGTGATTTATCTTATAATGTGTCAACTGGTGTATTCAGCTTCACAAATGATGCAGGCGATATTGAATCAGTAACAGCAGGTAATGGTTTAGTTGGCGGCGGCACCAGCGGCGCAGTTTCACTAGATATTGGAGCTGGCACAGGTATTCTTGTTAACGCTGACAATGTAGCAGTTAATAGTTCATATATTACTGGCTTGTTTAGCGCAACCGACGCCGGCGGTGATGGTAGCTTTAGCTACAGCAACGGTGTATTTACATATACTGGTCCAAGTCAAGCGGAAGCAAATGCTCGTATGGATGCTTACCTTGTAGGCGGTGGTGGTCTTACATATACTAACGGAACATTTGCTGTTGGCGCTGGCACAGGTATCACTGTAAACGCAGACGATGTTGCTGTTAACGCAACATACATTAAGAGCTTGTTTAGTGCAACAGATTCAGGTGGCGACGGCAGCTTTAGCTATAGCGATGGCGTATTTACATACACAGGTCCAAGCCAAAATGAAGCAAATACTCGTATCGACGCTAGACTAAGCGGCGGCACTGGCGTATCATATACATCAGGTGTAATTGCTATTGGCCAAGCAGTAGAAACTACAAGTAATGTAACATTTAACCGTATTACAGCTTCAGGCAATGTGGTTGTAGAGGGAAACCTAGTAGTTAACGGTACTACAACAACAATTAGTGCCCAAGAATTAGCAATTGAAGATAGCTTAATTTATTTAAATGCTAACAGCACTATTACAAACCCAGATCTAGGTTTTGTTGGTAATTATAATGATGGCACATACGCCCATACTGGTTTGTTCCGTGACGCAACAGACGGCCGCTGGAAATTCTTCCAAGGTTATGTTCCAGAACCAGAACAAACAATTGATACTTCTAATAATACTTTCCAATTTGCTAATGTACAAGCAAATGTGTTCTACGGCTCATTTGTAGGTAACATTACCGGTAATGTAAGCACATTGGGTAATTTTACAACAACTGACTTAGCAGAAGGTACAAACTTATACTTTACAGCAGCCAGAGCTCGTGGTAATATCAGTGTAACAGATGCTGGCGGTGATGGCTCACTTAGTTATGACAGCGGTACAGGTGTAATCACATACACAGGTCCAAGTCAAGCGGAAGCAAACAGCCGTATTGATGCACGTCTAAGCGGCACAAACGGTATTAGCTATAGCAGCGGTGTAATTAGTCTCGCTAATACAACAGCTGGTGCTGGTCTAACATATAGTTCTGGCGTACTAGCCGTTGGCGCAGGTACAGGCATCACAGTAAATGCTGACGATATTGCACTAAGCGCATCGGGTGTAGCAGCAGGTACATATGGTAATGCAACAGCAGTAAGTCAAGTAGTAGTTGATACATACGGTCGTGTTACAAGCGCAAGTAATATTTCTATTACTCCAGCAGTAAGTGCTCTTACTGGATTAGGCGCAGGCGTTGCTACATTCTTAGCAACACCTTCAAGTGCTAACCTAGCAGGCGCGGTAACAGATGAAACAGGTAGCGGTGCATTAGTATTTGCTAATAGTCCTTCATTGACAACACCAACACTAGGTGTTGCAAGTGCAACCAGTATCAACAAGGTAGCGTTTACTGCCCCAACAACTAGTGCAACACTTACATTAGCTGATGGTAGTACGCTAGCTACAAACGGCGCATTTGCTCTAACATTAACAACCACAGCAGCAAGTAATGTTACATTCCCAACAAGCGGCACACTCGCAACTACTGCTGGAACTGAAACATTAACTAACAAGACAATTAACTTAACAAGCAATACTTTGTCAGGAACTATTGCTCAGTTTAATACAGCATTAAGTGATGCTGATTTTGCAACTATTGCTGGTACTGAAACATTAACCAATAAGACTCTAACAAGTCCAACATTAACAACTCCAGTACTAGGAACCCCAAGCAGCGGTACATTAACAAATTGCACAGGATTACCTGTAAGTAGCGGTATTAGTGGCTTAGGTACAGGTGTTGCTACGTTCTTAGCAACACCATCAAGTGCTAACTTAGCCAGTGCAGTTACAGACGAAACTGGTTCAGGCGCACTAGTATTTGGTACAAGCCCAACCTTTACTACACAAATTACAACTCCGGCTATTGTTAAGAGCGGTACAACTGCTACTGGTAACATTGGTCAGAGCGACAATACATTTAATACAATCTTTGCAGCAACATTTAGCGGTACAGCAACAACAGCACGTTACGCTGACTTGGCAGAAAAGTATTCCGCAGATGCAGACTACGAGCCGGGTACAGTTCTACACTTTGGTGGTGAAGCAGAAGTTACAATTTGCGACACTGATATGTGCCGCAAGGTAGCAGGTGTAGTAACAACAGCACCAGCTCACTTGATGAACAGTGAACTAGGTGGCGTAGCAGCAGCTATTGCTCTACAAGGTCGCGTACCATGTAAGGTAGTAGGTCCAGTTGCTAAGGGCGATATGATGGTATCCGCAGGCAACGGTCGTGCTCGCGCAGAAGCTAACCCAGTAATGGGTTCTGTAATTGGTAAGTCACTAGAAAACTTTGATGGCACCGAAGGCGTAATTGAAGTCGCTGTTGGTAGACTATAATTTAATTTTTTAATTAAACATTAAAAGGCTAGTTAACTAGCCTTTTTTTGTGACTTTTGTTTTTATAGTAATATAATAATTATTCACAAAAGTATAAATATATAACGTAAGTACACTACACAATCAACACACACCTTAAAAACAAATACTAACACAAAGGTGGTGTCCCCATGGAACAGATTTTTCAGCTTATCGGTGAGGTAGGGTTTCCTATTGCCGGATCGTTGATTGCTGGCTATTTTATCTTTCTAAGCGTTAGTTACATTTTACAAGGTGTGACGAAACAAGTATTAGGCTTAAAGGGTATTATTACAGCGTTGGATAATCGTGTTAAAACAATGAATAATGATATTATTCGTGTAGACATGACAATTAGCAATGTTATAGGTCTCAAGCCTGATATTGACCGTATTGCGAGAGCAGACGGCAAGGTTGATGCAAGGAGAGATTAACATGTTATTTGTAGATTATACATTTTCTTTGATTGGTGAAAATATTTTAATGGATGACGAGCTAACACCAGAACACATTAAAGTTAAAGACGGTGATAAGTTTGAAGTTGTTATTAAAAACAATCAAATTCTATTTAGAAAGATAACCCAAGAGGTATCGGCAAATGGAAGCGATTAATTTAGCACAATTATCTGAAGTAATAAGCAAGTATGGATTTCCAATAGTATCAAGCGTATTATTATTGTATCTTGTTTACTATATTTGGAAATATATTACAGAAAATATCACACCTACACTAATAGAAAGCAATGTAACACTGGTTGCACTTATTGACAGAATTCGTATGCTTGATAACGATATTATTCGCTTACAGCAGAAACTTGATACTGTTATTGTGTTGAGAGATATTGAAGAAATAAGGGAATCAGCACATGGGAAACCGATTAATAAAGATAAGACGGGTATTTGATTTATCAAAATTAAAGAAGATATTCAATCTGGGGAACAGACACATGAACATAAAATTAAAGATGGAAGTCTTAAAAGTATTTTTGTTAGAGTTTGAATTATCTAGCGAAAAGAAAAACAATGAGGAAGAAAAAAATGAGAGTAAACAAGATTCTGCTCCTAAGCATCCTGGCGGCATTCAGTAGTGCTGCTTCAGCTTCCGAAATAGTTCATCAATTTAATAGTCCTTCATTCAGTGGTATTGGATTTACTCAACATGTATTGAGTATCTATAATCAAGAACAGGCAGCTAAACAAAAAATTAAAGATGAAAAGGCTCAAGCTGAAGCAAAAGCTGAATTAAAGCTGATGCAAGATCCAATTTATCGTTTTAAGCAAGCACTTGAAAGCAGAATGTATCAAGAACTTGCAAAACAAATTACAGATAACCTTTTTGGTGAAGCAGGTATTAGCGAAGGCGTACTAGACTTCCCAACAGGTGGTACAGTTTCGTATAAGAAAGATGGCGCATTTATTACATTAACTATTACAGATGCTAATGGTACAGTAACAGTTATTAAAGTACCGGTAGCAACAATGGTTAACGCAGCAGGTGGTGGCTAATATGAAAAAATTAACAATAGCATTATTAGCAAGTGCAAGTCTTGCGTTGAGTGGTTGTGCAAGTTATTCACAAATGGATAAGATTCTAACTAAAACTCAGTTCCAGGATGCAAAAATTGAGCCAACAACATTAGACCGCCCGGAATTCGTTCTACCAAAACCAGCTAATGGTCCAGTGGTAGTAGCAGTCTATAATTTCTTAGACAGAACAGGTCAACGCAAGCCTAGTCCTATGGTTGCACAATTAAGCAGCGCCGTTACTCAAGGTGCTGAAACTTATTTGATGAAAGCACTTCAGGACGTAGGCAGCGGCAGTTGGTTTAAAGTAGTAGAGCGAGTTGGATTAGATAATTTAATGAAAGAACGTCAAATGATTCGCCAAATGCGCGAAATTTATGATGGTCAAAATGCAAAACCATTACCGCCAATGTTATTCGCAGGTATTTTAGTAGAAGGTGGTATCGTAGGGTATGATAGCAATATCATAACAGGTGGTAGTGGTATGCGTATACTGGGTATTGGCCCACAAACACAGTATCAGGCAGACATGATTACAGTTAGCTTACGAGTAGTTAGTGTTACAACCGGTGAAGTACTGGTTAGCATCACAACTACTAAGACAGTTTACAGCTACATGGATAAGTTAGGTGTTCTACGTTTTGTAGAAGCTGGCACTAAGTCCATTGAAGCTGAAGTAGGTATGGGTGTAAACGAAAGCGCAAACAGAGCAACTAATATGGCTATTCAAGCCGCAGTAGTTGAAATGATTCGCGAAGGGCAGAAAAAAGGCTTCTGGGACTACGATCCAAAGTCTGTAGAAGAAATTCAGCAGGCTCAAGAAGTTAAAAAGAAAGAAAAGAAAGATGTAAAGAGTCTTAAAGTAGACAATATTTTTGAAAAAGGAGAGCTAAATGACTAAGACATTTTTTGGCTTTATGTTGAGCCTAGCAATGGCTTTAGGCTCTACCGGTGCGTATGCTCAAGCAACAAATACAACCAATAAGGTTTTTATTGATCAAGTTGGTAACAGTAACACAGTAACATTAACACAGTCAGGTAGCGGCAATAACATTGGTGTGAGCGCAAGTGACTATGCAACTATTACAGGCAACAGTAACTCGGTAACAATGACCCAGACTGGTGACAATAATAAAGCAAACTATAAGATAACAGGTAACAGTAATACATATACAAGTGTTGTAACAGGTAATGCTAACGACATCCTTGTAACTTGCGGTACAAGCAATGGCGCATGTACTGGCGTTACAATTGATCAAAACATTCAAGGCAACACAAATAAGCTAGTAGAAACAATTTCTGGTAGTGCTATTAACAGCAAGACTAAGATTGTAGGTAATCTAAATGATTTAGAATATACACTAAACAGCAGTAATGGTAAACTAGATGTTGATATTGCTGGTGACAGCAACATTATGCGTCATACACAGACTGGTGCAGCAGGTACAGCAGGACATGATTTAAAAGTGTTGCTATCTGGTTCACTTAACCAAGTAACAACAACTCAGGGTGGTACTATTGATACTACTGTTAATATTAAAATTAACGGCGGTAGCAACATTATTAATGTTACAACGAGTAACTAATGTTCCGTTGGGTTAGCACATTAATCTTTGTATGTTTGATTAGTGCAGCGCCAGCTTGGGCTGAGATTGGTAAAATCTCAACTCAGGTTGGCCCTGACTCTTCTATTCAACGAGGAAAACAAATTATTGCAGGTAAACCCAACACAGGTATAGCATCCAACGACACAGTTAGTACTCGTAAAGGTACTACATTAAATATTAATTTCAAAGATAACACTAAAGTAAAGATTACAGAAAACAGTCGTCTAGTAATTGACGACTTCGTTTTTGATCCTAAAAAAAGCGATGCAGGCAGACTAGCAATGAAAGTATCTATGGGTACAGTACGTTATGCTAGCGGACAAATTGCTAAAGTAAATCCTCAACGAATTAACATTAAAACACCTAGTGCTGCAATCGCAGTTAGAGGCACAGACTTTCATATGACAGTTGATGAAGCGGGCCGAAGTTTAGTTGTTTTGGTTCCTAGCTGTCGCGACGAAAATGAAGTTATACGGTCAGATGAGGAAAAGTTATTAAACTGTCAAACAGGAAAAATTGTTGTTGAAAATGCAGCGGGTTCGGTAGAATTAACTGAACCGTTCAGCGCAACATATGTTTCTAATTTTGATGCTCTTCCAAGTCCTTCAATTATTTTAAAGCTAACAACAGTAGATCCTAGAATTAGTTTCGATAGTCAAGTTACTAATGACCTAATTATTAGTCCACCTGAAGCAGTTCAAGAGCAGATAGCAAAAACTTCAAAAGAAAATAACTTTGAAGAACAAGAAGAAGAAACTGTAACAAGAACAGCCAATGCTGAAGCAAATAAGACGAACAAAGAAGATCCAAAAATTGTTGCAGTATCTACATCGACTAGTACAAGTAGAACATGTTCTGAAAAAATTATATGTGTAGAAATGAATCCCTATGTAACTTTTTATAGAACAACTGAAAGCGATCACTATGCAGAAGTACGAGCAAGATTAAATGCAAATACAAATTTAACTATTATCCATAATGGTGACGAAGGTAAAGTAGGATGGGGGCCAGCACCTAACTCGGGTAATACAGTAACTATTAGGCAGAGCAAATGAGAAAGATACTAGCAGCATTATTATTTTTCATCAGTGTACCAGCAGCGGCACAAAACATGGGTTTTGAAAGCGGCAATTATACTAACTGGACTGTTAGTAATGGTAGTACAACTGTTAAGACCGGTGGCTGGAGCGACAGTGGATCAGGCGCACAAGTAACAACTGGTATGAACAACTATTGTCCTGGTGGTGGTAAATGTTGGACTATCACTCCATATGGTACGTACATGTTAGCTATTCAAGCCGGCGGCGGCTCCCCTTCATTTGACAACTCAATGTCAACACTTGGCTTTACTAGTGCGGAAACTACTTCAATTAAAAATACCATATACCAAAACGGCAACATGTACCCAACTAACGCTTCTTATGCAAAGCGTAGTGTAGTACTAGAAGCAGGTAAAACTTATACCTATGGATGGAACTATGTTAGTACAGACTATACTCCATACAATGACGGTTCGATGGTTGTGGTAACAGGTCCAGCTGGTCCAGTAACAGTTAACGGTCAACAGAAATATGCACTACTAGGTTTTACTAATCCTGGAACTGGCAACTATTCAACTGGCAGCTATGGTTCAACTGGTTGGCAGCAGATTGTTATTACCGTAACCGTTACAGGCACTTACGATCTAGCATTTATATCTTTTAACTTAGGCGACACAGCACTAAGCCCAATTCTTTTTATTGACGAAATTATAGGTACTACTCAGCTTAACGGACAAGAGTTTACATCTGTTGCTCCTAACCCAGGTAGTACTGCTCCTCCACCCCCGGCCCCAGGCCCAACAGGTCCAACATATTGCTGTGGTGGCACTGATACATCATTTAATGCTAGCGCAACAAATACAGCTAAAGTTAACACCTTTAGTTCTAGAACAGTAAAAGATTCAAAAGTTATCATTGAACAAATTGGTTCTGGTAATAGTATTACTGTAACACAAAGTGGAACCAGAGAAAATTACTTTAAGTATTATAGTAGCGGTAATAATAACACTACTACCGCAACACAAAGCGGTACAAGTAACGCAGTGACAAATTATATAGATGTTACAGTCAATGGTAGCAGTAACAGTTTAACACTAAGTCAAACTGGTACAGGCGGAGCAAAAGGAATCTTTGCTACAGTAGCAAATAATAACAATACGATAAATATCCAGCAGAAAGATAATGGTAATCATTACTTAGATCTATCTTTGAGCGGTGGTAACAAATCTGTTGCTATCATCCAACAAGGCAGCGGCAGTCATATGGCCGCAGTCAGCCTTAGCGGAAACCCAACAAGTTTCGAATTAACACAAAGTGGCAGTACACAAAACTTCTATTCAATTGTACATTCATGTGCAACAACTGGAGGATGCGGTACAATCACAGTAACACAAGGACAATAACATGCTTAAGAAAATTTTACTAAGTCCATGGACTGCATTACTTACACTAATTTTAATTGTAGGTATCAGAGCGTTAGATCCTAGCTTTGTTGAAAGTGTACGTTTAAGATATTTTGATACACTTATCACCAGCAAGCCACCTGTGCAAAATAATGTTTACACCGTAAACATTGACGAAGCAGCACTAGACAAATATGGACAATGGCCTTTCCCACGTGATCAGTATGCAGGCATAGTAAAAGATTTATATGCTAGAGGCGCAGGCCTTGTTGTGTTCAATGTGTTAATGGCAGAGCCAGATCGCTTCAAAGGCGATAAGGCAATGGAAGCAGCAATGCTACAGTATCCAGTTATACTACCAAATGTGCCATCGGACAAGTCAAAAAATAATCCTCGCGAAACTGGTGCCGCAATCCTAGGTCCAGAGTACCTAGATACAGTAATTCAATATCCTGGTATCATTGCTAACTTGCCCAACTATGAAGGGCTAGCAATCGGTACTGGTACAGTTAATACATTACCAGAAATTGACGGTGTAAATCGTCGCGTACCATTAGTAGCCAGTGTAGACGGAACATTATATCCAGCACTAAGTTTAGAAGTACTGCGAGTAGTAGCAGGCGATCCTAGCTTTCAAATCAAGCTAAACGAACTTGGTGTTGAAAAGATGCGTATACCTCAGTTTGGACCAGTTACCACAGACAGCTTAGGCCGTGTATGGATTGATTGGAGTCAAAAGTCACACAGCATCAGTTTAGCTGACTTGCCCAAAGACTTTAGAGGTGCTGTTGTTATTGTAAGTCCGACAGCAGCAGGCATTAGCAATCCGGTACCAACAGCATTAGGCCCAGTTCATCCACATGAACTACAAGCCGCAGTAGTTGGTACTATGTTTAACGGTGTAAACATTCAACGCCCAGACTATGCAGACTTTGCAGAAATTGCAGCATTGTTTGCATTAGGATTAATTATTATTTTCTTATCAAGGTGGACATATGTCGGTCTTTCTACAACTGTTGTTGGGATCGCTGCCAGTGTTGGTGGCTCTTACTGGTTGTTTATTAACCACAACGTGCTCGCAGACGCGACAGCAACTGCTTTGGGCCTTATTCTTGTTGCCCTGCACGTTTATGGCGTTAAGTTTGTAAGCGAGTTCTTACAGAAGCAACAAATTAAAAAGCAGTTTGGTACATACCTAAGCCCAGACCTAGTAGCACAGCTACAGCGTCAACCAGAACTACTAAAGCTAGGTGGTACAGAGCAAGAGCTGTCAATCATGTTTACTGACGTTCGCGGCTTTACAACTATCAGCGAACACTATGGCAAAGACGTTCAAGGCTTAACAAGCATTATGAATCGTTATATGACTGCTATGACTAAAGCTATCCTTGAGAACAAGGGTACTTTAGACAAGTATATTGGTGACGCACAGATGGCATTCTGGAACGCACCAGTTAATAATCCACAACACGCAAAAGATGCAGTACGTACTGCATTTCAAATGTTAAAATCATTAGAGGAATTCAATGCAGAAATTAAGACAGAAGGTGTACCAGCTTTTGGTATGGGTCTCGGTATCAATACTGATACTGTGGTTGTTGGCAATATGGGCAGCGATCAGCGTTTTGACTATACCTGTCTTGGCGATGGCGTTAATCTTGCTAGCCGCCTCGAAGGTCAATCCAAACCCTACGGAGTCAAAGTTATCATCGGACCAAAAACGGCTGAGTATGTGCGAGAAGCATACCAAGTCGTTGAGCTCGATTTACTCGCAGTAAAAGGCAAAACAGAGCCAGCACAAATTTTTACAGTACTAGAAGAATTTAACGAAGCAGATGAAAAGTTACACAATAGTTTCCTAGCAGAATATCGCAAAGGAAATTGGGACACAGCATACAAACTAGCTACAGACATGAGACACAGTTGGAAGGGCGAATTAGCACATTATTATGATGCTATGATTGATCGTATTTTAGAATACAAGAAAAGTCCTCCCAAAAAGTGGGATGGCATTTACAGAGCCACATCAAAATGATTATACTAGAAAGAAACAAAGACAACACTAGATTTGCTGTACTTGCAGATAATAAATTATTAGTTTCTACTACTAATTTAGCACACGCAATGGAGGTTTATGAACACGCAAAAAATAACGATTTATCTTTTGCAGAAAGATTGTTTGTTCCTTTTAATCCTCGGGATTCCAAGATTTTAGTGTAATAAAAGTATTTTTATAGTGTCGAAAATCTTTTATTAGTTGTCTAGCGTGAAATAGTTCAAGCGGTATACTATCTGTGTAGTTAGTCATAGGCAGATAATATCTGCTAACTATTTTTTCTAATCTTTTAATGTCTATGCTTAGTGCATCGACAATTTTGTTATTGTATTCCGCGTCTTGAAGTAACGACAGCAACCATATATGATATTCACTATCGATATTATACGTTCGAGTTAGTTCTCTAATTTCGTAGAATAGTGCTTTAACTGGATTTATGCTAGGTCTGTATTTTGATAATACGGACGGAAATTTAAAATCGCTAGACTCTGTTTCTAGTTGACTCATTGTACTAACGTAATCTTTTCTTAGTGCTAATTTTAGACTATCTAAGTTGTTTCTTATTTTTTTCTCATAGTCTTTAATTAATGCATCGGCAATTTTTTTGTACTTAGGATTTAGTTTTTTGTAATACCCTTGTTTAATATCGTCAATAGAATATGCCCCTTCAAGTAGATCAAAAGGTAATGTTTTTGTTTTACGATATTTTTCTAGTTCGTGCTGAATACGTAACAGCACAAAATCAACTACGTCATCCATTACAATATTTATTCTGTATGGATTTTTAGGATAGTTTGTAGTTTATCCGTTCCGCCGTTTTTATTTAGAGTTAGTCTTGCACCATTGTGTAAAGGTTGCGGCCAAACACCAATGTCAACCCAAGCATAACCTGCACTTTCGCCATTTAGTTTAGGAATAAATTCTTTATCAACAACTGCAACAAAACTATAATAGTAGAAATTTTTATCTTTACTTTGATAAACGTCTATGGGATTTAGTTTTGTTAATTCAGGAACAAATCCAATTTCTTCTGTTAGCTCGCGTTGAATGCACTCATACGGAGTCTCGCCTCGCTCAATTATGCCGCCCCAAAAACCCCAAGTGTTTTTAAATCTTTTATCAGAATTGCGTAGTTGCAGTAAGCAACGACCAGTGTCTTTTGCTAAAAATACTACGCCAGCGGCTGTTGTCATTACAGTACAAGTCTCCAGTAACCAGGATTGTATTCACCTTCGTAACTACTTATCCATGCGCTACCAGTCCACTTGTATTGTTTTGATGTATAATCGTTCGTTACATAATGTACAGAAGTAACGTTAGCTGAATTAAACGCCACTTGCCATGCTGAGCCATTATATTGAATAATATCGTTTTCTTTCGCAGTTATGCCCCAAGCAGGAAATCCTGTAGGATGTAACTCTTCAGTTATTAAATATCTTTGTCCTAATACAGCAGCCGGCAACCCGGACCCCGGAGACGATGATCTGGGATTAATAATTCTATCTACGTCTGTTAGCGTGTCGCTAGGTAACGTGTCGGGATCTAAATTAAAAATGAGTGCAGTTTCGTCTGTGGGATTAGCTGTTACAGACCCAATAACAAAATTATCTTCACTGTCAGAGTCGTTGCTGATATTTAATTTTAATAAACTTGTAGCTGTTAGCATTCCTTGCATTTCAATTAAATCTATCCAGGGTCTTCGAGTTCCAGTTAAGTCAACTAGGAATACACTTGAACCAGACACTTGTATTCTATAATTATTTGGAGTAATAACAACTTCAGCAGTATCGGGTATTGAACCAAAGAAATCATTGTATTGCGAGTCAAACCCTAGTTCACCAATAGTACCCGTAGTACTGTGTATATCTGCAATAATCTGTTGAATGATCGTCTGACGTTTAACTTTTGCCGGCGGACTAATCCAAATAGGAACGCTAAATGTTAAAGTTGAAATGTCTAGCGATTCATCAACACCAGCCGGAATACTGCGGCTGCTCCAGTTAATATCGGTTAGCTCTAACTCAAATACACTAGTCCAATCTAGTGGATTGTCGTTGCTCTGTAGCTGTATACTTGGGTTAAAGATAACAAATAACTGTTCTAATATTTGTAACTTGGTATCGGTGTTAGTAGTCCAAATGTCTACTTGTATAGTTAAATTATACGGAACAGGCATGTATCGCTGGGTGGTATATAAATTACCTTGTTCGCTTTCATATTGACCTAGATTGTTGTCAAATGCTCTCTCAGCTACCTGTCGAGTGTCAACGAGAAATGGCTCAGCTGATCTATCACGGGCAGGTTGTACACTTTGTATGCTAACAGTAATCATTGGAGCATTGTTTAAAGCATTTTCGCTGTTGTTGCGAAGAATACTAGCAACCATACGACTCATGTCACCGTAACGAGCAGGCACTCGATTGTACTTAATACCGTCTCGAGTATTTTCCTTTACTTTAAAATGAGAAAAGACACGGATAATCTGAATCAGATATCGCTTTATTTGCTCGTCATACCAATAATCTAAGTTTTTACCTGCCATATATATCCTTAGTTATCTGCCTTGGGTTTAATAACCTTACTTAAATTAGTTTTTTCAGGTTCACTTAGACCAGTTGAATCAATTCTGTAATTGTCGTTGTTAATAAATGTGCTTAGTACACGATTAGCAGCAGCCCATTCTCTACGATTGTCATCACCAACTCGAACCCATCTATTACCTGATTTTTGGAATAATCTATTTGGGCTAAAATCTGTACGCAAGAAATAGTCTCCGTCGTTTATACCTGTTAATGGGAAACTTTCTCCACTGCCAGCAATTGGAACACCGTTAACTGGAACACCAGTGTCGCCTGCAAAGTCAAAACCTATAGTTGGCTTATCGGGTACTTCAGGATCAAAATATAAATGTCCAGTGTTTCTCCATTGCGGATCATACGGCACATCGCGTTCTGCTTGTGCAAGAATTGCATCATTGATTGCAATTTCGTTTTGATACTTACTAACAAGGTTACGCAGGTCTTCTTCGTTTTCGCCTGTGCCAAGAATATCGCGATATTCTTGACTGTCACTGATTGGGCCACATTTGACACGCCATAAGTGCGGCCACCAGCGAGGATCAAATCCTTCACTAGGTCTAGCACCGTCTTGAACTACATAAAATCTGTTAATAGCACCCTCGGCGCCTAGCAGTAGGTCGTCCCGCAAATGTGGCAATTCTAACACATCACCGGGCATAAGTTTGCGTCCTAGTGATTCTACCATGCTTTCGATATGGAATGTTAAAAATACCGTGTCGTTCGCTAAGAACAATCCAAATTGTGTTAAATCATAACTGTCGTTATCTTGAATATTATACTGCCCACGAAGCTCATAGATGTTTGTGTCATACTTGCGATCTCTATTTTCTAAAAACAGCAAGTCCTGAATAAACACTTGATCACTAGTTGTATTACCAGCCGGAGGCCTTGTTGGGTCTAACGACGTAGCATTTACAGTATCGTGTATACCTAAATATTTATGAACATGTACGCCAGTACCGCCGGCGTATAAATGTTCGCCTACAATTCTATCAATAAAATTGTAGTCGTTTGTTTTAATTGGGTTCCAGAGGCTTATTTTGGGCATAATACTATTTATCAGAACTTCTAAAACCAGATTGTGCAGAAAGATAAGTATTAAATAATCACTTTAAACGAAGCCATATGAGCCATTTAAGCCGGGGCGCACGCCCAATAACAAGTAAGCAAGTACGTGATCATTATAATCTTTTTAAGTATAATGACATATCCCTTGCTGACTATACTGAAATATGGCGTAATTGGTTAACATACACTGATTCAAAGACTCTTAGCGGGCTAGACAATTTTAAATACGCTGATTATACACAGGGTACTAGCCAGACGTTTGATAATTTTGTGTTAAAGCATGGAAAAAACAAAACAATTTTTGCTATGCGCGGCGACTTTCAATATCATGCATGTATATCTAAATTTTCAGATTTTGATTATATTGATAACAAACTTTCAACATCTAAGTTTTTTGGGTTAGATTTATCAGCAGTAATAATTAGCGCACCTTTTAGTGATTATGGTTGTATGCACCCAGAATTTGATCGCCTTATGGAAATGTGTGCTTTTTATAAAGCACCTGTTTGTTTAGATTTAGCTTACTGGGGAATAGCAAAAAACATCCATATTGATTTGAACAAATATCCTATGATTACAGAAGTTACATGTAGTTTAAGTAAACCGTTTTACGCATTAGAAAACCATCGTGTAGGAATTAGATTTACTCGTGAATATGCAGACGATGGTATTAGTATGATTAATGAAGTAAATATGCAAAATACATATAGTATGAGTCTAGGCGCTCACTTTATGAAAAATTTTAGTCCCGATTGGAATTGGGATACTTTTGGTGAACAGTATGAAGATGTATGTGAAAAACATGAATTAATTTATACTGATACTGTAATTTTTGGTCTTGGCGATGAGGCACGGCATAAGCACTTTAATCGAGGCGTCTTTAATAATTATAGAGTATGTATTAGCGAATACCTTGGAGACATAAACACATGATTGTAAATTCACATAATGATTGGGATCCACTAGAGGAAATTATTGTAGGACATGCACACCATAGTCGCATTGCTACAGATATTAGCGCACGTAGCTTTAGCTACGCTAATCATCCAGCGGAAAAGGTTAAGCCACTAGAAGGCACTTACCCTCAGTGGGTAATTGACGAAGCTAACGAAGATGCTGACGGTCTAGCAGACACACTTACTAAGATGGGCGTAAAAGTTCATCGTCCTAAAATTATTGACTGGGATAAGGTTAATTACGATATTGGCCAGGGATGGAATACCAAAGGCTGGTATAGTTGGTGTCCACGTGATTTAATTCTTCCGCTAGGTGACATGCTTATCGAAACACCTACTCCAGTTCGCGCTAGATACTTTGAAACAAGATTGTACGAAGATATTCTGTACGAAGCATTTGAGGACGGCGCCATGTGGGTTCAAGTGCCAAAGCCAAAGTTACATGACAACATGTATCAGTTTGATGATCTTAAAAAAGCAACATTGATGGATCATGAAATTTGTTTTGATGCCCCTAACATCGTTCGTGTTGGTCGAGACTTACTCTATCAAGTTAGCAACAGTGGTAACATGAAGGGCTTTAAGTGGCTTAAACGTTTCTTAGAACCTATGGGTTACAAATTACATTACAGCGAATTGTATAGTTTTGCTCATTTTGACAGCACTATTGTTCCATTACGCCCAGGTCTAGTACTGCTAAACAGTACACGAGTAACACCTGACAACTGCCCTGAAATCTTTAAGAAGTGGGATAAGATTTGGTTTGATGATTGTGTAGTACAAGGTAGTAAACTTGCCGATCAAGGTTATATTGCTCCTTGCAGTCCTTATATTGGTATGAATATTCTTAGCGTTAACGAAAACACAATCATCTGCGACAGCGCACAAGAACCACTTATGCGTGAACTTGATAAGCATGGCATTGATAGCGTACCAGTTCGCTTCCGTCACAGTATGACGCTCAGCGGTGGTATTCATTGTGCTACACTCGATCTTAGACGCAAAGGTACTTTAGAGGATTATTGTAGCTAATGAATAACCTAGGTTTTATAAACATAGATTTTGTAACGAATGAAATGCTTTATACGCTAAAATTTACTGAGCATAATCATGTAAATTATTCAGGCGGCTATTGGGATGAGATTGGTGTTCCAGTACCAGATTATCCTTTTGACGGCCCTTGGGTTTATCAGATGTTTAATAATGATTGTCCAAACTGGGCACATGATATTAAGAATATGTTCAGCGACAAACTTATATATTCTATGGTAGCAATTAATTTATTAAAGCCGGGTCGATTTATACCTCCACACCGCGATAAATTTGTTAGAC